CTCCAGACGGGATTAAGAAGAGTCCATATGCGCCGCCGTTCGAAGATGTGGTTTCGGCGTGGTTCAGTTCGGTGTCCCAGCCAGCCTCTCCGTCTGAGGTGGCATTCTGGTGGTCTGCACCGAGAAGCCTAACAACCGTAGCAGGCCCAACACCAGATCTTAACCAAGCAAAAGCAGCATATGCAGCATACGTCGGGCCCATGTGGTTGCCCTCACGCCAAACATCACCGCCGCGACCTCCGGGGATTGGGTTGCCGAAAGTCTCGACAAACTCAGAACGTGATTTGATTTTTACGGGCCTTAAGCCGGGTCCTTGAGGAAGGCGGCCAATAATCGCCGGGCCACTATTAATTGGTTCAGCCGGAAGCTGTGAGTTGTCAATCTCCTGGATCGAAATCCCTGGGGAAACAAAATTGAATCTGCTGCTAATTGCCATTAGTATTATCTCCGAAAAAGCATATATAAAGTATACACAAATAAATAGTATAGAAAAGGCTCAACGGACGAATTACTCTCTATAAAATCCCTTGCCTATATACTTGTTAGTCACAAATTCATTTATATCACCCATCATAACTTTTTCTCTAGGCATCTTAACTTCTACCGCGTTTTCCCTCACGGTTATTTTGGGTCGTTCCGCGTTTGTGTCCTGGCCTATCAGATAGCCAATGATTTTAACGTTAACTGTAGTGGCATAAATTCTCTCGTCCTCACCAAGATTTTTTACATTATACTTCTGCCCAAAGTCATTTTGAATGAAGCCTTCGAATTTATGCCCCTCCTCCGTAATAAAGAAGTTATTTATCTGGCCTGTCTTGGTTATAAATGGTGTAAATATTTCGTTTGCTTGCTGTTGGTACTCGGCTTGTATGTGTACTTCATAGTTTGCCACGACATAGGTTGGTATTGGCATGCTCACGGTTTCATAGACTATTTTTTTGTTATCATACGGGAAGTTATGTTGTCCAACACCAACTGACTGTGCGCTCATGCCCCCTTTGAGCCTAAACGAATCAGCGTTAGCAAAGTTTGCAGTTTTGTCCTGTTTGATCCGCCTAGCCACAGTTATGGCTCCGCCTTTCTCATCATTGTACTCTGGGATATGTGCCCATGCGACACCTTTCATCTGCGGGTCTTTGATCAAAGAGGTTCTTTCGACGGTCATTAGGGGTAATTTTAAGACACCAGCATCATCCCGAAGCTCTTTATTGTTTTTTATCTGAAACGCTCTCTCGGCAGAGACCCACAAAACAGGAACTTTGTCCCAACCTTTATTTGTTGTTGAGTGGATGTTTAAAGTCCCGTCAACCCAGCTAAAAAAAGCCTTGTCTATTGTCTCTATGGTAGATGGCATAATCGCTATCTCGCCCAGTACCCCATCTGCGTTGTTTACTTCGGTGTAACCTCTTCTGTATCTACGTGGCATCGAACAGTCCCTCCCGTGCTCTTATACACTTCGCTGATATTTCCAATTTGTGATTCACCTGGCCAAATAACCTTTTGGGCTCAGACAGCGTGACGATCTCATAATACAAATCGCCATAATACACAAAGTCACCCTCTCGGACAAACAAGTCTTGATCTTCGGTCAACCTTCTTTTATGGAAATGAATATTGATTGATGACTCTTTATCCAGACCTATAGAATCATTATATTTAGTTTTATATCCCTCCCACTCTATAAGAGCCTGGACTCTGATGGGTGGCAGAAACGTTTTGGTTATGGCCTCGCCGTATAAGTCGTGAAAATTAGTTCTAGAAATATCAATGGGATAATATATGACAGTCTGGCCTATGACCCTTTCGATAAGCTCATCATTAACTTGCTTTACAAGGTCTCTCTCCTTCTTGCCAGTGAACAAGGGAGGGGGCGGTGCTTCAGGCTGTGACCATTCATTACCCATAACTTATCACCCCACAAAGACAGGAAGGGGAATATCTTTCTGCATACTTTTTATAGAGTCTAGCATCTCGGAGTCTGTTTTCAGAGCAGCGGCATATGTGAGTTGGTCCAGTATGTTGGTCAACTCATCTTTAAGAGCCTTCTTTTCTGTGCTAGCCTCCGTGAGAAGTGCCGTGCCGTTTAATGTGACAGATTCCCCAGGAATAGGAATTGTACCAAACTTGCTTCTTATTTGCCCAAGCGTCTCCTTTGATAGAGCAAGGGCATACTTTCTTATCCATTGTTTACCTATTGAGTTAATACTGTTAAACGGTATGTTTTCAAATGGTATGGTGTTTAGATTGTTTACTCCGTCAATGCCCGTCTTTCTTATACCAGAATCCTCTTCGTCCCACGAGTCTCTATCGACAGTGAACTCAACCCACATATTTTTGACTAGTTCACCTTCCGGGGTAGGATACAGTTTTAGGTTGTTATTGTGTATCTCATAGGAGTAATGAGATATCCTGGTGTATATGTGGTCCTCATAGGCCATAGCTTGAAGCTTGTTTTGCCAAGTTGGTATTACTTCAAAAGTAGAGTCATCTGAAAATTGACCATACGTAGACATGTTTCCTATGACATTTAACCCACCGTAATAACCAAAAAATCTCCACATTGCTTGGGGGGTCTTGTAATAGACTCTCCTAATTTTAACCTTGTCGCCCTCGATCTTTCCAGAGTACGGAACAGGGTCTTCGTTGGCCGCATCCGAATTATTGACCGCAGATGATGAAATAATGTTCTGCAAGTCGTAAATTTGCTGGTCGGATACGACATCGAAAGACGCTGAGTAGGTTGTTTGCGTCCCACCAAAGCCCGCTTCTTCAGAAACTCCTTCCGCCACTCTTGTGGCATATGTAAATTTAAATCTTGGGTATTTTAAAGCAATATTTTTACCATATAACGACTCACCCGAGCCCGATATGGTTCCATCATGATCAAAAGTGCCGGTTGCGGCACCGAGGACCTTCGTAAGAGTGTTTTTAGACTGGTGCAGATTGATTATGTAGGAATATTCCATGACGGCGTTTTCATAGGCCGTGTAAACACTCGCTACACTCAATTCTATATCTAAAACATCCCCACCAAGTGCTTTGTGAGTATAAGAAACCTGATCAGCGGCCCCGGACACAAAGTTTCTATCAAAAAAGTTGTTAGTTCCGCCAAAATCGTCGGCTGTTTTTACATATAGCCCAATCGGGTAGTTGCTGGAGTTGCCAGCACCGTCGTTGGTGGTAGCAACACTACCCGTAGAGGGCAATATTGACTTGCTGGTTTGACTAGTTGGTAGAAGATTGGGTTTTGCCATGTATACAAGTTCCTTATAACATAGTAATTAGTTACGGATAAGCAAAACCCCCCGACATTAGAAGCATATTACTTCTTAGCTGTTGATTTGCGGCGCTTCCTTGTCGCAGCTTTTGCCTTGGTTGTCGTTTTTTTGCTGGTTGCCCTTGCTTTTGGCTTTGCAACCTTTTTAGGTTCAGGTTCTTTTTCAACCGGCGGCGCTGGGGCTTCCGCCTGTGCGGCGGGTTCTTCTGCTAATTCCTCTGCTACAGCATCAAGGATAGGTGTTGCGGGTTCAATCTCTGCCTCTGCCGCAGCAACCTCAAGCTCTTCCGCTGTTGGCTCCTTGTTCGTAAATAGATGTGGAAATCTAATTTTTCTTACTCTAGCAAATTTTGGGTTACTTAAAATTCTTCTTTTCTTGCCCATTTTTCCTCCAATGGATATAATAAATAGTCTATAAATAAAAGAAACCCCCAACCAATAAAGGAAGGGGGTTTAAAATTAGTGCGTCGATATCGCTAGTTATTAAGCTAGATCTATACTTCCCACATTGGCCGCGAGACCATCAATTACATCGGTCGCCAGCCATCCGGTACCTGCTGTGGTGGTTATACATGTGACTGTAAACGACGAGCCCACGACCGCAGCGGCCTTAAACCCAATAGAATCATACCCTTGTGAGATAGCGGTATTATCTCCATCGCCTTTGGGCTTAACCGCCAGAATCTTATCAGAATCTGCACCCAGTACCGTAAATACCTGATCGGCGGTGTCGAGCATGACAAAAGTATATGTACACCCCACAGAGTCGGCAGATAAAGCAGGAAGAGTAATTGTCTGTGCTCCACTTGTCAGTTCTGGCACTGTAAATATAGTCCCTGACTCAGCGACAGTAATCGCTGATCTAATTGCGCCGGCTCCGGCAGCGTCGGTGAGGTTTACAACAGGTCGTCTTGCGCCTTTCCATGTTGCACCGGCCATTGCCAATTCTCTCTTCAAATTTTCCATTAATGCCTCTAATCTCGCGAGGCCTAGTCTCTTACTTCCCATGTTAAAAACCCTCCATTTATAATCATGTCACCGCAGAATTGCGGCCATGCCTTCAAGCATGCAATAACTTAGGATGAACTTTATCGTTCACCTATAAGTAGAGTCTCACTTTACAGAACAACAAAGCCCCCCCGAAATTAATCGGGAG